GTTTATTTGCTGCGACAAAACGCGCTTAGTCTTAACATTGCGTACCTCGCCGCTATCGCTCACTTCATAGCCTAAAAACGGCACTGCCAACTCCCACATATCACTCACTCCTTACCCGCGCTCCGCAGTTCGGGCAGTATTTCGGGTAACACGCGAAACCATCGCCCATTTCATAAACGCTATGAGTAATGCGCTGAATACATGCACCGCATTCGCTGCAAACATCGTTTCTGTCTAGCTTGCACGTCCGCTCCGCTCGGTTGTTCCATGCTTCGCATATGCGCTTCATGACGTACTCGCCGAGTTCGTCACCCCACCTGCGTGCTGCTTCGTCCACAACGTCGGCAATTTGCCGAACCTTGTAGCCGTTCTCCGTCCTTGTAATTTCAGGCTCGCCGTAATCGACGATTCCCTCTTTCGGTTTCGGCAGGTAGAACCAGCCGTCGTACTCGATAGGCGCTCGTGTGTTCCACGCGGCGATTGCTTCGGCTTCGGTGTTGTAGTACCTGCTGTGACCGTACCATCCGTGGCAGCTCGAATTCTTGTCGCACCCTACGCGATAGCGCGATTGAGTCGGATGCAACGTTATGTCAACTCTTACAAACACTTCTTCCCCGCAGAACGGGCAGGGCTTCAACGGCACGTCGAAGGCGTGCGTGCTGCAATCGCTCATCTGTCCACCTCCAAGAGCTTCTGCCAGCCGTCGCACATGATGTACGGGCAGCGGACGTAGGTCTTGCCAGTCTCCTTGTCGCGCCAGAACTCGGCGCAATCATCTCCGCATTGAGGGCAATCACCGTAGCCGATGTATTCGAGGTTCTCGGGTTGCCCTCCGAAAAGGATGTTGATTACGCTAGTCATCGCGCACCTCCAGCAGGTCGCGCAGCTCGGCGGCGTACTTCGCCGCAGTCTGCTCGGTAGTCATGTCCGTGCATGCGTACTCATGAATCATGTCGCACAGCACGTCCTCGACGGTGCGCGGCTTGACGTGGTGCACGGCATCGCCGCTGTAACGCGTGAGCTGCCCAGGCGCTAACTCGAAAACGACCACCCAACCGCCGTCCCATAGCTCAAGATGCTGCACTGGGCCGCTGTCGCCAAGTCCCTGCACCACGTCGCCCACGCATATTGTGATTTCGTCTTCATCGACTGGCAGTTCAACGAATCGCTCGGCGATTTCAGATTCGATTCCGTCTATGAGCATGTCGCAAGCTCTTGCGGTTATCCAGTATGTGTCGAATCGGTTAGGCTCGACACCCGCTTCACTCGTGCAAGCCTTCAGGCTCTCGCGCAGCTTTTCGATTGATTGCAGCGTCATCGCACATCACCGCCGAGTAGTTCGCGCAGCTCGTATTCCGCATCGGTGACGGTCATCCTGCGCTCGAATAGGTCACACAGCACGTCCGTGAGCGTGCGCGGCTTGACGTGGCGGCTCTTAGCCCAATCGAAGCACGTATGGTCGCTCATCATTATGTCGAACACGCCGATTAGCCATACATCGCCCTCGTGCCCGTTATCGAGCCTCATGCGCTCGCCACAGTGAATCGGCACGCCGTCCGCGTCCACTGGCAGTTTCATGTAACCGCTGTCCACCTCGGCCTGGATATCGCGCAGCATCTCGGACACCCACGGGTACACCTCGGGCGCCGTGTAGCGCGAGAAGTATTTCTCGATCGCCTTCAGCGCCATTCCCCATCACCGTCCTTCTCTCCGAACTCGATGCCGACTTCGCCAAGCAGCCTGTCTGCGCAGTTCCGGCACAGGAAGCTGCTGATGCTCTCGCGCTTGTGTCTGTCGCCGAGCTCGTATGCGAGCGTCATGTACACGCGCCCGCCAACTTTCATGTCAGCGCCGCACTTCGGGCATTTGCTCACCCTTGTCGGCTTGTGATACCTGATCATCTCTTGCTCCTAGAAATCCGTGTAAACGTCCACTTCCCCGTCGTAGGGAGCGCCGTCGTCCTTCGTGTCGTAGACTTTCGCCTCGCCCCATTTCGTGTCGATTACGGTGCCCTGCTCGACTCCGTTCATCGCCACCGCGATGTAGCCGTCCCCGTCGACGATGAAGCCCGTGTCCTCGTCCACGTGCCTGCCGTTGGCGTTCAGCTCGTCGAGCCCGCTGCCGTTCAGCACGTTCTGCGAGTACCACGTGTATTCGTAGTTATCGTCGTAGGCCACGCCCTCCTGCTTGAACGGGTTGCCGTAGTCGCCGCCAGAGCCGCTGTAAGGCTCGCTATACCATTCTTGGGACTCGTAGTACCATTCGTCCTCAAATGCCGCCTCATACGCCGTCTCATCGTCTCTGACGGCTTCTTCGGCGGCTGCTTCGCGTTCTTCCATCTCCTTGACGATGCGCACCGCTCCCTGCGGCTCGTCGATGTCGCGCACTTTCCAGAACGTCGATTCGTATTTCGCAGTCGGCGGTTCCTCGGCTATCGCCGAAGCGCAGCTAACCATGAGAAGCGTCGCGCACAGCGCCGTCAGTACCGTGATTGTCCGTTTCATCTTCGTTTCTCCTTCATTTGAAAAGCTCGTCCAGCTTGTTGCGCTCCATGTAGGCGGTCATGCGCCCGAACGCCTCCATCATGCTCTCGTTGCCCATCATCAGCATGCCGAGCTCGTCGGCGAAGGGCTGGTACTCGTCACCTGCGAGCATGCACAGCAGGAACGGGGCGCATTCGTTGAAATCGGCCTTGTAGTCCTCGTACGAGTAGCTGTCGGGTATCGTCGCGTCGAACGCGCCGCCCGTGTAGCCGCGATCATTCGCCGCCATCGCCGTTCCCTCCCAGCTCCGCGACGCGCTTCGCGAGCTCGTCGACTTCTGCCTGCTTCACGCAGAACCAGTGGTAAATCTCGTCCACCGTGTCGAACACCTTCAAGTTCTGGTGCTCGACGTTGAACAGCAGGTAGTCCTTCGCGATGTCGAACTCCCTGCGCAGGTTCAACGGCGCGTACTTCTCGTAGCCGTCGTCGTGCTTGTAGTTGGCCGGCATCGCCGCCCCCTTTCCTCATCGCGTCATGGCGTCCATGACCGATTGGTTGTAGAAATCCCTCGGCGAGACTCCGTCCGGAACATCGCGCGTCCACGCGCACTCGCCTTCTGGGGAGCGCTTGTACGCGCACCCGACCGTCCCGCAGGAGTCCACTGTCCCACCGTCGCATGCGAGCCCAGTGAACGGGCATTTGACCGCGCTCATAGCGGGCCCCCTTCCGGCGACCACGCGAAACCACGCTTCGCGCGCGTATACGCGATGTAATCCTTTTTTTTCTTAAATCCTTTTATAGAAAACATGCGCTCACGCGTGGTTCGCGTGGTTTCTTGGTTTGACCTGGCGTTATTCGAAAACTCACGCGTGGTTTTCGCGTGGTTCATGCGTGGTGCAAAACCACGCGTGCTTTCGAAAACCACGCGAGAAAACACGGATGCCATGCGCCCTCCTAACGGTCGCAGAAGACGCGCACGCTCCGGTAGTCGCGTGACGTGTTCTTCACCTTGAAATCGAACTTGTCGCATATGTCCGACGTGAACTGCTTCTTGCCGAACGGCTTGCGCACGCCGCTCTCCGTGCACCACTTCTCGTAACGCGTGTACGCGTGCTTCGTCTCGACTTCGAGCATTTCCTCGCGCGTGACGAAATCGTCCTCAATCCATTGGAGAATCGAGGAATTGTCCGTCTCGATCTCGTGCAGCATCCGCTTGCTCTCGTCGTTCTCTGTCGGCCCGCGTTGCTGCATCACGCGGCGCAACCCCCACACGCCGCGCACGATCGCCGCCTCGATACATTCCTCGGTTGCCAGCTTGTCCCCGATATCCGGGTCGAAATCCGGGTCTTCCTTCGAGAAGTGCGCGTTGAAGCGGATGGGGAACAAACGGCGCAGCGTGCCGTCGTCAAGTTTCTCCATTTTCGGGAACTTGTTCGCGCTGAAGATCATCGTGCAGTACGGCTCGAACTCATATCCCTTGCTGTTCTTCACGTCGGTGCTTATCTTCGAGCCGGAAACCGCCTTCTTGAACACTTCCAGGCTCGAACCGTCCGTGAACTCGCTTGAGATATCGTCCCCAAGGTTTGCCAGCTTGCCTGACAGGTATTGCTGGTTGAACCTGTCCCCGAGGGCGCGCAGGCTCAACGACGAGTAGTTGTCGTCGCCGAGAATCGCCCTGATCATGTCGATGTAAGTAGACTTGCCGTTCGCAGCCGTCTTTCCCTGCCTTCCGAGCAGCACCGCCGCGAAAGCGTACTTGCCGCTTCGGTACATGCAAAGCCCGATGAACTCGCACAGGTTCGACTCGATGAACGGGTCGCCGCACGCTATCTTGCGCAGGGTCGTGTCGAGCACGTCGCTCTGCGCCTTCGGGTTCCAGTCGTGCGGTATCACGTTCGGTATGCGGAACTCGGGTGAGAACGACAGCAGCTCCATCGTCTCCACGTCCAGGACTCCGTTCGCGAAGCCTATGTAGCGCGGCGGGCTCTGCTTCTCGTGCTTCATCACGAGCGTGAGGTACTTCACGACCTCCTTGCGGTCGCGGTCCTTCGAGTTGGGCCACTCGCGCAGTATCGCCCGTTCGACCTCGTCCCAGCCTATCCTGTACGAGAGCCCGTCGAACACGGCTGGCGCGCCGTCGAGGTAGCAAGCGCTGTACTCGTCTATCAGCTTCATCGCGACGCTGACGTGGTTCGCCTGCCTGACCTTCCCGCCGCCGTCCTGTTCGAGCTCGCCCTTGTAGAACGCCGCGCTCTTGCCCTTCGGCAGCTTCAGCGCCGACGCGATGATCTTGTCGACCTCGTGTTGCGGCAGCGGGTCGCCCGAGTTTGCGTTGTACGACCTGATGCTCGTCTCGATCGCGTCATCGTCCCACGCCTGCGCCATCATGCTACATGCCATCTTGTAGAGCTGGACGTTGCGGTTGCCCTTCTTGAACTCGGAGGCGTTTATCTTCGCGTGTTCGCCGTTTCCGGCGCTTTCCTCGGCTGGCCGCACGTACTCGATGAACTCGTACACGCGCTCGTCCGCCTCGGCTATCGCGTACTCGTCTGGCGGGTTCTCCCAGACGTACTCCGTCTTGGTGTCTGGGTGGATGGAGGGCGGCAGCACGGCGTACGAGCCGTCTCCGCGTATGTCGATGCCGAGCTCCTTGTTGACGCTCGGGCGCACCTCGTGGTCCACCTTGTAGTAGAAATGCAGCCCGCCAGTGGGCGTGCAGCAGGTGACGGTTTCGGGCATGTCCCCGTGCTCAATCTCCCACTCGCGCATGTTCTCGTAGCCGTCGACGCCGTCCTTGTTGTCCACGTCGATGATCACGATGTTCCCGCTCGGCTTGCCGCACACGATGCCCACGTTGCACTTCGGCGTCAGCTCCCACCAGCCGCGCGCCTTGTCGGGGTCGTGCGTCGCGTCGAGCAACCCGTTCGGCGTGTGCGCCGTCACGGTTTCCTTGCTCTCCTTGCCGAGAATCACGACGCTCATGCCGAGGTCGATGTACTGCAAGGCGGCGTCGAGGAACCTGTTACCTTCCACGCTCCCACCCCGCAGCCTCGAACACGTTGTCGTGCCATTCGCAATTGGTGTTGTCGCCATCGTCATGCCCGCATACGGGGCAAGAGAAGCTGTCCAACTCGTTGATGAAGTGCCATTGCCCGCATTGCGCGCATTTCGCAACTTGCGAGTAATCGCCCCATCCCATGTCCCACATGCCCGCGAGGTTTGCTTCGACGCAGCCATCGGGCTTTCCTACTACGATGTTCTTCTTCTCGCCTGCGAGTAAATCGACCTTGCGCCTGCTTTCCTCGTCGAGCACGCCCTTCACCTCGAAGTAGGTGTCGATCTCGGGCATGTAGAAATCTGGGCAGTAGCACGTCCCGTCGTCGAAGCGGAAACCGTGCCCCTCGTACTCCCACACGATGCCGAGTCGGTCGAATGCCTGGGCGTATTTCGCCTCCAACTTGCTACGGAACTCGATTCCGTGGTACGTCGTCGGTATCGCCCTCAAACGTTGAGCCATAGCTCACCCCCAATAATTCGCATATCTTGCGAGCGCTGTCCTCTGGTCGGCAGAACACGAACAGAACCGACCTGTTGCGCTCCATAGTCCTCATCTGCTTCGCCATCGTCTCGCCCTGCAAGGGCTTCCTCGTGCCGTGTTTCAGGCACACGCCTCCGTCGCTCGGGATGCAGTCGCCGCGCTTGAAGTGCCAGCACTTCCGGCAATGCGTGTTCACCCACTTGCGCACGTCTTCAACCGATGCCGCCTCGTCGCTCTCGATGAGCACCACGAGCAGGCATCCGTTCTCGTTCGCCCTGCTGACCTCGCGCTTGAAGCGCTCGTGATCGCGCCCGAGGTTCGACGACACTTCCCCGAGGTGCTGCTTCGAGTCCACGACGACGTTCGAGCCATCGGCGCAGTAATCGCCGAAGCTCCACGGAACGTCATGGTTCCCGTCGAAACGGGTGCGCACGACCGTTACGCCGTGCGCCTCCCACCATTCGTTCTTGATCTTGTGCTTGCCCTCTTTGTTCAGGGTGTCCTCGTAGATGACGGGCATGGCTAGACGTTCAGCGTCGCGCCGTACGATGCGGGCGCACCGCCCTTCTTCTTGCCCCGCTCGTCCTTGACGTTGGGCTCGGGATGCTCGCCGGTGCGCGCCTGTTCGGGCGTAATCCACGCGCCCACATCGAGCTTCCAGCGGTCGTAGCCGTTGTCGTTGATGTCCACCGTCCCGTCAACGACAGCCCAGAAGCGCTTGCCGACGAACATGTCCCACTGGTCTGCCTCGAAAGCGGCGAGCGCGTCGAAGCCGGGGTTCGCGGCGTTGAGCGCCTGGAAGCGCCCCTTGAGGTATTCGAGGTTCTTCCAGGACAGGTAGCACGAGTGCATGTAGTCCTTGTCGGGGTCGGGGCGACCCTCCCAGTCGACGAAGTAGGCTTCCGTGAACTTCTTCTCGAACTGGCCGCTCGCCACGTCCCAGACGATCTTCACGCACTGCTTGCTCAAGCCGTCCGTGTGCCCGTTCTTGGTGTCCCATTCGGTGCGGATGGCCTGGATGTAGAGCTCGTAAACGCCGGGCTCCATTTGCTCGAAGCCACCGCTGCCGCCGACCTTGGCTTCGGCGCTTGCGTACTCGTTGCGGTCAATCTTAGGCATGTGATTCTCCTTATCTTCTCGTGCCTTTTAATCCTTGATTCGGTATGCTTCCCTGATTCGGCTGTCCACGGCCTTCAGGTCGTTGTCGATGAACTCGTCCTCGAAAAGCCCAGGCGGGCACTTCGCAGGGTTCGCGTTGTTGGTGTGGAAGCCGTACTTGTCGCCTTCCTTGGCGCTTTGCAGCGTGCAGGTGACCAGCCCCCTGATGAGCAGCTTCTCGTTCAGCAGCTTGCCGACCGTGAGCAGGTCGATGGTGCCGTCCTGCTGACGCTCCTGGTGGAACACGAAGTAGACGATGCGCGTCGCGTCACCGTCCTCGATCACGGACTGGAACAGGTTCCAGATTCGCGCCGCGATGTCCGTGTACACCTGGTACTTGTTGTCGTACGCCTCGGTGCCAGTGGACCACCTCATGAACATCTCGCTGATGCAGTAGCCGCAATCGTCGATGACGACCGCGCGCTTCTCGTGGTGGTTCGCCAGCCAAGACTGGACGATGTCGACGCGCAGCGGCTTGTAGCCGCCCTCGCCCGCGAGCTTCGCCGCGAGGTCGGGCACGCTCACCGTTTCCAATTGCCTGTCGAAGAACGGCAGCATCTTGCCCTGCACGTTAAGGACGCTCACGTCCTGCTCGTCGAAATTGCGCAGCGAGTAGGACTTTCCCGTGCCGCTATCGCCCATGATGATGATGGGGATCGACATCACTCGCCCCCTTCCCTGTACGGGGCGCCCCATAGGCCGTCCCCCGACGTGTAGCTGTCCAAGTTGTTCTCGAACACCGCCATGAACTCGTGCGGGTACTCGAAGCGCCCGCTGCGGATGATGCGCAGCCCGAGCCACAGCCCCTCGTAGAAGTGCTTGCGGGCGTCGGCGTCCGCGTACGCCTGGTCGATTCGGTCGCGCGCCAGCCTGATCGCGCCGTCCAGTTCCTCGATGCCGATTCGCTTGGTCGGCCTGTAATCGCCTATGAACGTCATCAGCGCACCTCCACCCTCTCCCAGTCGATGCGCTCGCCGCACCACGGGCAAAACCGCCATTCCTCGTCCACGGTGCCGCCGCACTCGGGGCACTCGGGCGCGTGGACCGGGCCGTCGAAGTACGTCGCGCTATCGCAAATCATTCGGAACCCCCCTCTTGTACTGCGCCCAGTTGCCCTCGGCGCAGATGTATGTCTTGCCGTCGATGTACAGGAAGTCCGGTTTGCCGCCGCTCACGATGAGGTCGGCCATGTCGTCGTAGCCGTACATGGCGCACGTCCTGGCGAACTCAATCGCCGCGATGATGACGTGCGGGTTCGGCTTCTTCGGTTTCAGCGTCACGCCTACCACCACCCGAACTGCTTCGTTGCAGCCATGATTGTCGGCACCGCGAGCAGTAGCAGCGTGAACATAACCGTGGACGCAGCAACGCGGAACGTCGCCACGTCTGATACAATTGACTTGGTTCTCCGCGAACCGCTGTTGGCGCGTCCGTAGCTGCAACTACGACGCGCCTCTTTTTTCCTCGTCATAAATCCTCTTTTCCTCGTCCCAGTCGACGAACCACTCGCGCCCGATCTTGAATGCGCTCTTGAACTCGCCGACCCTGCAAAGGCGCGTGACTTCGTCGCGCTGGTTCTTCGTCGGCTTCTCCGAGCCGAGGTTGAACTTTCGCTGGCACGTCGCCTCGATGTTCGTAACGTCTGACATCCAACCTCCTTCCACGCTTCAGCAGCCCCACATGGACGGCACGTGTCGCACGCGGGGTGATTCGCGTGCCGTGTTGTGTGCATTTGCGCGGGTGGTCGGTCCGCAGGGGAGTCAACGTTGAAAGGAGCGAAACAATGAAAGGGAAACGTCCATCACGTGCCGCCCGTGCGGAGCTGCTGCGTGTTGCTATTTCTTACCCGCCTCGGTGTGCGGGGGCTTCTCGTGGGACCTACCACGGAAGTCGGTTCGGTTTTCAAGCTGCCGTCCCGCTTTAACGTCCCCGACGTGGACGATGGAGTTTTAGGCGATTGCCTTGGGAAGTCTGTCCTCGGTCATGTCGAGCAGGTAGTCGCTAGAACATCCGAAGAAGTCAGCGGCGCGTTTCACGAACTCGGCTGGCATGGAGCCAGCGTCAGCTTCGTATTTGACGAGCATCTTGACCGTGACGCCCAGTTTCGCCGAGCAATCCGTCTGGTTGAGCCCGAGCCTCACGCGCTCGCTTGCAAGGTTTCTGTGATTCATCGTCCACCCCCTCTCAAAGTAACCAAATGTTTATCCCTCGGCAACAGTATAACCATTCTTTTACCCATTTCAATAAGAATTTCGATATTTAGGGTAAAATTCTGGTTAGGTCGTATTCTAGGGAGGTGCCATGAAGAACAACATCGGCGACGCTCGACGCGAATACGCAGCTAAATACGGGAAATTCACCCAGGAAGATGCCGCAAGGCACTTCGGAGTGAGCCCGTCCACGTACAAGAAATGGGAGCAAGGACAGGGGTTCCTGAACGGAGAGCAGCTTCGCTCGATAGCCGAGAAGTACGAGACAACTGTGGACTACCTGCTCGACCGCTCGGTCAACTACGCGATCGTCGAGATGCCCGAGGAACAGTGGACAACATCGGACGAGCGCAGCCTGCTCGTGCTTTACAGGAGCATGTCTGACGAGCACAGGGGCATGCTCCGCAACATAGCCGAGGGGTTCGCCGAGATAGACGGAACGGGTTCGAGACGATGAAGATCACGGGCTCAACAATCCAGCAGCTAGACAAGTCCAAGCCGCGCTCGCGCTGCCGCGACTGGCGCTTGTGGGCGTCCACCGACCACGGGAGGAAGTCGCGCAGGTTCCACGGCACGTACACGCAGGCTTGCGATGCCCTGGAAGCGTTCGTCGCGGAGTTGAGCGACACGATACCCAACTCCGAGACGTTCGGGTCTTACGCGGAGTCCTGGCGTCTCTGGCGCGAGAAAAGCGGCGACTTCTCGGTTGGCACTATCGCGAACGACAAGCGTAACCTGAACGCGCTCGCGAGGTCGTCGCTATGGGGCGAGAGGATGGACAAGATCACGCCAGCAACGTGCCGCGACGCGCTCCTATGGGTTAAGCAGAACCCAGTTCGCAAGGACGGCGAGCTCTCCGGAACGACGATGAACAAGGTCCACGTCACCTTGAACGCCGTGTTGGAGCAAGCCGCCGACGACGGGCTCGTGTCGAAGAACCCGATGGCGAAGGTCAAGCCGCCGAAGGTGGACACCCGCGAGAAGGAGGCGCTGTCCCCCGAGGAACTGGCGCTGCTCCTTAACAGGTTGGACGGCTTGCAGGTCGACGGGCGCGTGATGGCGGTGTACTTCATGGCGTGCCTCGGGCTCCGTCGCGGCGAGGCATGCGCGTTGCTGGACTCCGACGTTGTGAACGGCTTTTGCCATGTCCACCTAGCGGTGAAGGAGCGCAACGGCGAGACTGGCGAGCCGAAATCGTCCGCTGGCGTGAGGACGCTGCCAGTTCCGCAGCGGTTGGCTAGGAAAGTGGACGAGTGGCGTGGATTGCGCGACGCGGTCGGCTGGCGCGATTGCCCGACGCTCTGCTGCAACACGCACGGGGGCTTGCTGCGCCCGCAAAACCTGCAACGGTGGTGGACTGGCGACGCGACGCACAACGGCATTCGCGATGCGATAGGCTGCGGCGGTATGAGCATGCACCAACTGCGCCACTCGAACCTCTCGATGATGGCGCGACACATGAGCCCGTTCGACCTTCAAAGGTACGCTGGATGGTCGAGCATCGAGCCTGCGAAGGTCTACATCCACGACGACCTGGACAGCGTCACGCGCGCCGTGGCAGATGCATGGACTTGCATCGGGCGCACCGAAAACGCGCCAGAGATGCAAAAAGGCCAGAGCACGAGGCTCTGACCTGCTGCTTTACTGGTCGGGTGGACAGGATTTGAACCTGCGACCACTTCGTTTCGCTCGCTGAACTGGGCAAACACTTGCTGGAACTCGCTGGAACCCGCTTACTATATATACAGGTCAACGCGCGTTTTCGCCGAAACCCGCTGGAACCCGATTTGCATCGAACGCACCACGGATGCACCGGCTACCATGACACGCTGATGCGCCCCTTGCGGCTGTTCGTGCCCGCGAACTCCAAAACGAGGCATTGCGGGCGCGACGTTGCCTGCGGCAAGTACATTCCGCTCAACGAGTACCCTCCGCTTTCGAGCCACGAGCACGCGCAAAGGCTGACGACGCTGTTCACGCTGATCTTGTTTTTCTGGCTGAACCGGATTCTCGCGGGCATCATCACGTCGGGTTGATGCGTGTGCGCGGTGATAGCGGCGTCGATGCCCTCAACTGCGTTGACGAACTGCTTGCGCTTGTTGAGCGTCTTGCCGTGAGTGAGCATGATGGCGTACTGGTCGCGCGTGTTGCCGTTCGCGAGGACGATGCGCATGAACGCCATGCTCGGCCTGTAAACGTCTTGCAACGTGGACCCGTCAGAACGGCGCAGCATCGAGCACACGCCGTATAGCGGGTCGAGGTCAACTTCCTTGCGGGAGCGCCGTTCGTGGTTGCCGCCAACCACTCCGAGTATTTTGTCCGCGACGGGCTGCAAGATGGACACGGCGTAGTCCAGGGCGGCGCTCGGGCTCAACACCTCGGCGTACACGTCGCTGATGCTTGAACGGACGGCGTTGTTGAGCAGGTCGCCCACGATCACGAGGTAGCTGTCATCGTCTTGCGCGACCTTTTTCAAGAAGCCCTCGAAACCGTCTGGGCCGTGCAGGTTCGCTTCCTTGGCACCGATGTGAACGTCTGCAACCGCCCACAACTTGATGGTACGACCCGGAAGCTCGTGGATTATCGGCTCGAAATCGTCAAGCAAGCGACCACCCCCTACGGCTCGGCAACGGCCCACGCGCCGTCGACGACCTTCAGCACCTTGCCGTTGTCGGATGCGGTCACGTCTGGCAACTTCACGGTGAGCGTGTTGCTGGCGAAGCTGGACGTTAGCCCGTTGCCAGCGGCGATCTTGATCTTCGCTTCGCGCACGGTCACGCTCCACCCGCTGTTCTTGTCCAGCTTGTAGATGAACACCTGGTCGCCCTGCTGCGTCGCGGTATGGCTGGACACCGAGCGGTAGTATTGGAACTCCACGTTCGTCGGCGGGTCGCTATTGATGTACGCCATGAACGCCATTCGCGTCTGGTTGCCCGATGCTGGGTTGCTGTTAGACGAGGCGCGGCAGTACACGATCGAGCTCGTCTCGTATGCCGCGATGAAGTCCGCCCACGTAGACTTGCCGTAGGCGAGGATGGTCATCGTCGGCGGGATATCGAGCGTAACCTCGCCGCTCTGCCCGTTCACCGTCTCGACGTACGTTATCTCGTTCATGTCGTAGAACCTCACAGTCCCGTTCGTCGATGGCAAGTCCACGGCGGGCACGTCTGGATAGGTCGCGCCCATCAATGTCACGTCTGCCATGATGCCTCCTAGCTGATGGACAGCACCTTGGTGGTCGCGTCCTGGCTGATTGTCGGCGTGACGAGTTCTCCGTCGATGCCGAGAATGGTCTTGCCGCTCAAGATGTTCTGCGGAAGGCAGTCGGACACGCCGCCGAGTTGGACCGTGCCGCCGCTCGTGTAGCCAGCGGGGATTACGACGGTGCCGGCCTTCGTGTTGATTGTCCCGCCCGTCGCGCCGTTGTCGGCCATGCTGCCAGTTACCTCGCCACTCGCGCTGAAGCCCTTCTTGCCGCCCAGCACGTCAGCGGCGGTGATGTTCGCGCTGGCCGTGTCGAAGAACTTCGCGGTCCCGCCGCCGTTCTTCGGAATGTCAACCTCTGGAACGCTCGAATACGTGACGCCGTTGATTACAACGTTTTGAGCCATGATGCACTCCTAACTGACGGTTATCGTCGAGCCGTCATATGTGATTAACCCGTAGTTGCTCGGTATCGCGCCGACCGTCACATCGCCGTTCATCATCAGCCCGTCAGTTGGCAACACCTGAACATCTGGCCCAGGTGCCACCTCGTAGCTTCCCCTGTACGACGGCATGACGGTAACGTTCGCGACCGTCTCGATCGCGTGGCCTGCTGATTGCGCCTCGATGACGTACGCCCTCGAAACGACCGTCGCGGAGCCGTTCGGCGCGATGATCTCGACAGCCATTTCCTACGCCTCGTCCAACGCGTAGGTGTCCACGACCGACACGCCGCCGTAGGCGAGCCTGTAAGCTGCGCCGCCCTCGACCTCCACGACCATGTCCCACGCGAATTTGCCCTTCGGCAGCGTGGACGTGAAAGATGCCGGAATCAGCGTCTCGATGCCGTCCACCGTGCCCGTGCAGTACCGCGACACGTCATGGGTGGTGGACTTGTCCTTGGTCTGGAACGCCATGTGGACCGTCGACTGCGAGTGGTCGATGACGTTCCCTTCCTCGTCCTTGTGGACTATCGTGAATGCGAGCGAGGTGCCCTGTGGGATGGTCAAATTTACCTCCGCGAGCCCCTTCCCGCCGATTTCGATGGCCATGCGGCCCTCCTATCTGTCTCGCACCTGCGTCTCGACCGTGAACGGCCAGTATACGTTTCGCAGTTGCTCATATTGCTCATGCGTGCCGATGATTGCCCACGCTAGGCTCAAGCACACCGCGACGATGCCGAGCGCCATCACGACTGTGAGAAACACGTCTCTCATGCCCTGCACATCCTGACCGCGTCGATGGCATTGGCGAGGTCGCCAGCGAAGGTGTCGTTAGAGCCGCCAGTGTCCTTGCGTCCTATCATGTCGGGATACCAGCCGCCGCCGAGGATGTGGGCAGCGTGGCGGATGCTTGAATCGTCAACCTCGATGCCAGTAATCAGCGAGCCGTCGCCAGCGCAGCCGTAGTCCAGGTCGTTGATGTTGTACTCGTCAACCCAGGGGAGCCAACCGCTGAGCATCGTATGCACCCTGTAACGGCACCCCTTGATTGCGACCCACCTGATTGCCTCGCCGTACTCGCCAGCGTAGGTGTCGCCAGAGCCGCCCGTGTCGTGGTGGTCGCGCATTTCGTCGTACCACTCGCGACCGTTCGGGTCGGAAGAAACTCGGTACACGACGGCGTCGGTGGACGGCTCGGGCTGCGGTTCGTCGCCGTCAGAGGGAGGCGTGAGCACGTAGTCCCACTCCCCCCAGTTCGGCGCGACGCTTATCTCGCTGCCCGTCTGGTCGCCTGGCTCGCCGTCGATGTCGCCTGTCTCCGCGATGTGAGCGCCAACGTTGTAGCCGTCGCCGACGTACATCTCCGTATGCTGTCGGTAGTCGTTGTGCGCCAGCAGGATATCCCCAGGCTCGCAGTCCCAGATGTTGCCGTCCCATTCGTCTGCGGCGAAGCCAGCAGCCGTGAAGTCATCGAGCATCGTGCCCGTGTAGCCGCTTGTCGGAACGTCGTAGCCAGCCTGGTTAGCGCACCAGTACATCAGCGACGAGCAATCGTAGTCGGTACCCTCCCAAGGCCAGCGTCGGTACTGCGAGTAGCCGTGCGAGTCGTCGTCCGCGATTTCCAGCGCGATTTCGACCATCCGCTCCCTGCGCCCCATGCTACTCGTCCACCTTTGGCTCGTCGGGCTTCGCGGTGATGGCGCTGTACCCGATGAGGGCGCCGATGAGCACGCCGATGGCGTTGATGGTCGTAACCGTGTTCTCGGGCGCGGGCCAGCCCCACAGCGGCGCGACAACGCCGTAGAACGTGGCGAGGGCAGGACAGACCACGAGGCCAATCCACTTCAGCACGTCGTACCATTCATTAGGCAGCTTGTAGTTCATGTCTTTCTCCTATCTCGCATGTTTGAGCAGGTAGTTGTCTATTTCCTGCTCCATTTCCTTGAGTTTCGCCGTGTCGTTGCCGTCTATCGAGTGCTGCAACAGGCGCTTGATGGACTTCAACATGAGCTGGTTCACGGCGATGTTGTCCTGTTGGAACTTAAAGTCGTTCTGCAACTTGCCGCGCACCTCGTCGCAGCATTCCTCCAACTTGGCGATGCGGTTCTCGTGGTTCTCCACTTGCGACTCCACGTCGCTGATGTGGTCGTTCGTCGGCTTGCGCAGAGAGGCAATCCACTCCTTAATTGCCTTGATTGCGTTCCAGACGAGCGCGATGAACCCGCACGCCACGGCGATGACCGCTACCGTGATTCCCACTTCGTTGAAGGTGAGGTAGCTTACGGTTGTCTCCACTTACTCACCTCCAATCTCATCCCAGCCGTACACGCCAGGCTCCCAAATGTTGTTGTCTACGGTGGATTGCCATTTCTTGCCGTTATGCGTCACCTTGTCGCCCATCGCATATGCGTCGTGCGCACCCGTGGGCTGCACCCACTCGGGCACATCGCCCTCGCCGATGCGCGACCACAGGCTCGGGGCGCTAGAAGGTTCCCAGCCAACTTGCGAGGTATGAGCTGTCACGCACTTGTAGAGCAGCGACTCATAACGCCTACGGTCGCCGAGCTTGTAGTCGGTGTCGGGTTTCCATTCCCTGAAAGCGTCGGGCACCTGCTCCGCCTGCTCGTCGGTGAGGATGTCCAGCACCTCGTCGAGCTTCTCGTCCGCATCCACGTACTCGTCGAAGAACGGCAAGTCCCACGTCTGCAGCTCTGCCTGCGCCACCGTGATGCCGTCCTGCCACGGCAGGGCATGGTGCGAGTAGATGCCCTCTTCCTCATTTTCATCGGCCCAGCTATGCACGAGCGGCACGACCGCCTCGCCGATGAGCATGTTCATCTGGGTCAGCTCGTGGCGGTCGTAGAGCTTGCCCTCGATTAAAACTTGCCTTTCAAGCATGTTTTCCTCCTTACGTTTGGTCGCCGCTCGGCAGCAGGTACACGAACGATATGCCGTATGTTGACGATGTGCTCGGTGCCGAATTGAAGTAGACCTTTACGGCTCCGCTGGCCTCCACCGAGCTGGCTGACATAATCGTGGACGTGGTGCTTCCGTACATCATCGCCGCTGGCCTCTTTCCGCTGACGATGGTGCCGATGGTGCGCGAGCCTGTTGCGGTCGAGCTGGTCTTGAACGCGATGCGCACTTGCACCACGCCGTTCCTGGCGTAGTAGGTGGCGGTGTCGAGCGTGTGCTTGGCGGCGATTGTTATGACGCTGGTGCCGCTCGCGCTGGTGTTCTGGGTTGTGAAGCTCCACAGCGTTTTAGCCGTTGCGCCGCCCGTGTCGGACCTATAACAAGAAAAACCCTCATTGTTGACGATTAGGCCAATTCTATGACCGTTCTCATTAGTGTTCGACGCGTTCGTGCAAGTGGCCCATATTTGCATTATTTGATTCGTCGTGCTTGATGAGCCAGGGCAAATGTAGGCGCTTATCGAACTTTGGTTCGAGCACCATACGGCGTTTATTGCGTTTCTAAACGCCGCTGTATCGCTCATGCCATATGTGCGCGTTCCAGTCTTTGACACGCCAATCCAAAACGTGTTGTAAGCAGTCGTGCCGTCCGACTTCTCGTTTTGCGCGTAAAGAACCGTGGATTGCACGCCGTTAGCGTCGCGTGTTGGGTAAACCGAACCAATATACTCGCCGTCCTTGTCCACGAAGCGTATGTAGCCGCTTCCCGTAGTAGAAGATGACGGGTTCGCCCCGTCACGGTCGATGTTGTCCGACCTGACGACATGCCGCCCAGGAAGGTTAAAGTCGAACGTGCTGCCGTCTTTTGACAAGCCGAAGCTCGCGTTCTTAGACACCAGCGTCCCATTGGCGTTGTCGTTGTACATGCTGAAGTAGAGGTACTGCGCTCCCGTCGTGGTCCTGTACGGGTAAATCGTCGTGAGAGCTCCGTTGTCTTTGTCGTAGAAGCGAAGGTACGAGTCTCCCGTGGTCGCAGACGATGGGTCGGCGCCGTCGCGGTCGATGTTGGTGGACTTCATGGTGTAAATGCCAGTGACGGTATCTCCAGCATTATTAACCGCTCCGATGGCAGACCTAAAATTAGCAGGACTCCCCACAGAATAGGTTTTTTGCCCATCGTCCGTGACTCGGACATCTAGATAATTATAGACGTTCTGCGTAGGGTCTTTCGCTTCTAGGCGCATGCCCAAATCGCCGTTGTTCCATTTAAGCGGCCATAGTTCTCCTACACGATTGCCGCCGTCATCTTGGAATTGAACTCTCGCGTCCCCTTGTTGGGTCGTGCTAGGAGTCGTGCCATGAGCGAAATTAGACGACCTAAAATAGGCGGTATGGCCTAAAACATGCACAGTGTCGTCGAAGATGGTCTTGTACCCAACCTCCAAGCCGAGGTTCGACGCGGCCCTTCCGATTCCGACCGACTGCCCCGCGTTGCCGAAGTCCATGATGTAGAAGGCGCGGAGGATGAGGGCCGTCCTGGTGGTTGCCTTCGACGCGCCCTTCACGTCCGTCACCGTGACCCTGACGGTGTATTGGATGTCGGTGTTGAGATTTGAAATCATCGCGGTTGCGGTCCCAGACACTCCCGTGTCACCCGATGAGAACTGGAACGCCACGGGCGACCCGCCCTCTTCAGCTATCGTTCCCGTGACCGTTCCCGAGTTCGTCACGCCCTCGTCGACCGACGTGTCGACGCTCCATGCAGCCTGGATACTCGCGCACGAACCCTCGTCGTCTTCGTTACCCTCCGAGTCGCAGCGGAACACCGTGAGCGACGTGATTTGCGGGGAAGTGTAATCGTCCCTCCATACGGCGTATAGGGTCTTGTTCGCGGTGATTACGTCCGAGAACGTCGCGCCCGCAGCCCACTTCGCCGTCGTGGAGCTAGACGATTCGCCCCATCCGAGAAACGTGTGGCCGATGCGCGTCGGTTTGGCGGTTGGAAGGGTGACGGACTGCCCGTATGTCTTCGTCACCGAAGATGGCGCGGACACGCCGCCGTTTGCGTTAAAGCTGATGGTGTACTTGTTCGCCGTCCATTGAGCGTACAGTGTCGCCGCCGCGTTCGCCGTGTAACTCGCCCCTGCCGAGTAAGCGGTTCCAGAACCGTCCTGCTTCGTATTCCATTTCGTGAACGTGTAACCTGTTCGCGTAGGATTCTTGCTTGAAGCCCACAACGTCAGCGCCGTGTTGTAAACCTTTGTGAGGGCAGAACACCCAGATGCGAGCGTGCCGCCGTTCGCATTGGGCGTTATGGTGTACGGGGCATACCATTGGGCATATAGCGTCACCGCCGTGTTAGATGTGTAACTCGCCCCAGGGTTGTAGCTCGTGCCCGTGCCGTCGGATTTCGTGTTCCAGTTCTTGAACACGTAGTTCGTGCGGGTCGGTTTCGTGGATGAGAGCGTGAGCGCCTTGCCGTAGGTCTTGGTCTGGCTCGAAGGCGCTCCCGAGCCGCCGTTGGCGTTGTAGCTGATTATCGGGTTCCATATGGCATAGAGCGTGGCTGCGGCGTTCGCCGTGTAGCTCGCGCCCGCATTGTACGTCGTGCCGCTGTTGTCGCTCTTCGTGTTCCAATGGTAGAACGAGTAACCGCTGCGAGTGTACGAGTTGGAGCGGAGCGTTAAAGCGGTTCCGTAGGTTTTTGTCTGGCTCGAAACGGTGCCGCTACCGCCATTTGCGTTGTAGGAAACGGTGTACGTGTATGGGCTTTGAACCGTGAACAATTGGTAGCTATCAGCATAGAAGTAAGGAAGCGCCGTGTTCATGTTGGTAGATGTCGCGCCAGCAAGCCAAGTGGCTGCTATTAACGCCTGACCCGTCAGGTCGATAGCGAAATAAAGGTACTCTCCCTTGCCGACTGATATTGTGGTCTCAGCCGTAGAGTCGAATGAGGCTGACGCAGATGACCCTGACGGCTCATAAGCCCATGACGAGTTCGTAAAATCCCTGTTCGGCGCTATCTCAGATTCAATGGCGTACGGATACGAGCTCGTTTCTGTCTTAGATGTAGTTGAGCCGTCTTTATAGTTGTAATACTTATGCTTGAACGATGTTTGAGATGGAGCCGTTGAGGTCTTGCTCTTCCCAACCCTTAGAACATATGCGCACTTGCCACCCGAACTCCATGCGACACGTCCGTTTTGCTGAATACGCAACCTAATATTCGAGTATGTCACCGAACTGGTGCCCTCCGTAGCGGTGTAAGTTATTACCGCCCTGATGGAGCCACCATATGAACCAATTGAGAAAGCATTGCTGTAAAGTGTTGTCATATCAGCTCCCGACGTACTTGATGGTCATGTTCCCGTTGGGCCTCTTAACCCAGACGTAGTTGCCGAACCTGATGGAGTCCTCTACGTCGGCCTGGTCGATAAACAAGCGCCACACCTCGTCGTCTCCCATGCCGATGTAGGCGACGTCGCCTGCGTCGGAGCGGAACGACAGCCTCGTGGCCTGAGCGAGCAGGTGGATGTCATCGGCGTCTCCGATACGCGCCGTCTCGCCGTACATGGCGACGGACTTTCCGTAGGGGCTACGGACCTCCATGCCGTCTGACGAGAGGACGACGCTGTAATCGTCGACGCCGCCGCTCACGTGCAGCCCGTCGTCGAGGAGCGCGAGGTGCGTCGAGATGTAATTCTGGACGCTATCGTCAATGTCAAGGACGTAGTAATCACCGAGGTCGGACTCGACAGGCTCGATAACCTTCGAGTAGGACTCGTCGCTCACCGTGTAGTAAGTTCCTATGTCCTCGGGGTCTGGGTTCCTCATGGGCGCATACGCCGTTGGCGAGTAGTAGTCCGCTATGCCAGCCACATCGGGTTCCGAAACCATGACGAAGCTCGTGCCGTCAAGTTCGTAATAGACGGCGTTAGGGTCGATTGACGGAACGACTACCGAATACTCGCCGCCAGACAGCTCGTAATACGTGTCTGACGGGTTGTACGCCATGTCGGTGGATTGCTGGTAGAAGTAATCGACCGACGCGACGTACCAGCCCTCCTCTGACGGGTTCTCCGTCCCAACGGGCGTTACCTCGGAGTATTCATCCGTCGCGGGGTCATAGGAGTAATACTGAATCTCGGGGTCGACCGCCGTGTCTTCCGTCAAGGAGTATGTGGTGGCTGACATAAGCTCGTACCATTCGAGCTTCGACGGGATAATAGACAGCTCCCACTCGCTCGGGACGTAATACTGCTTACCTTGGACAATTTCGGAATCGTCGGTGAGGGTGTACGTGCCTCCGTTGATTATGTAGTAGACCCTCATCGGGTCGACTTCCTCGTCTTCATTGACGACGTAAACACCATGCTCTGCAATCCAGTTGACGACGCCGACCACGTTTTCGACTTCGGACAGTCCGAACAATGCAATATCGGCGCTCGTCTTCGCCACGGACGCACTTTCGCTCGCGGTCGCTGCATCTGCCGTCGCGGACTCTGCCATCGTATGAGCCACGCCAGCATCCTCGGTCGCAGCGACAGCCGCAGCGTTGGCAGTCGCTGCGCTCGCCTGCGCGTTGGCGGCTTCCTGTGCTGCCTCATCTGCGTGCTTATAAGCCGCGTCCGCGCTCGATTGCGCCGCCGATGCAGCGGATTGCGCCGCGCTCGCGTAGTCGATTGCCTGGACAGCCGTGTCCTTTGCGACGTTGGCGGTGCGCTCGACAACCTTCACGCCTGCCAGACCCGCACTCGGGTTGCTGACGTTGCTGTCCACCGTCGCCTTGCCGTTCGCCACGGTCACGCTCACGGTGTCGCCCTGCGCCGCCTCGACCGCCATGCGCGAGACCGGCGTCGGCTCGGTCGCGCCTGGCAGCAGCACCCAGCCCTTGCCCTCGGAGTCACGCCCTTGGTAGATAGCAGGCATCGTAGACGATTGCGGTCGCATATTCGCCACCTTCGCGTCAACGGCGTCGGCTATTGCCCTAGCAAGATCATGCTCGGCACTCATATGCGCACCTCCATTCCAGAAACTTCCGAAACTTTCGCACCCTTGCCGCATTCGATAGATTGCGAGATAACTCGCAAACCTCCTGCAACGCCATCATTTTCGAGGGACGCCCTGACCACGCTGTTCGGCACAATGTCGGGCCACCATTCGCGGTCGTAGCTGAACTTCCGCAGTACAGTGGACTTTTCAGCGAGTTTTCGCGCTGCGTACAGCTCAAGCGACTCGCCGTCCACGGGCGCGGGAGACGAGTCAACAACATCCACCCACCTGCCCCGTGTGGGATAGCTCGCGAGGCTGTTTGCGTCCTCGTTCGTCGCGACTGCCGTATGCTCGCCGCTGACCGCGTAGTAGCGGTTCGGCACGTTCACGACGTTGAAGTCGTCATCGACTCCGGGGATTAGCAGCCCTGCGTTCGCGCGCGACAGCTCCAATGCTGGCTCGGTCGGCTTGGCATGCACGACGATCGCGCCGTCGCCTGCAATCTGCATGCACCAGCCCGCGGCGTTCAGGATGCGCCATGCCGCCTCTAGATTTGAACACTCTGGATTAAACACGTAATCGTCCACGAGCGTGAACGAGCCCTCGACGGTCACGGGCGCGGGCGTGCAAGCCCTCACCAGCCTGGCCGCGAAGGCCGCGCCGTCCACGCCAGCGGGAGCGAAGCTGCCAGTCGGCATCCTCACGTCGGCTGCTGGTTGGAGCGTGGAGCGACCCGTGCATTCCAGCTCGACCGTGTTCTTCTCCGTGTGCGAAGAAGCACGCTCGAATAGCAACGTTGCGATGGGAACGCGCTCGCTGCTCCTTTGCGTCGCTATCATGGACACCCTGTACCAGCCTGCGTCGAACGTGCCATCGCCGTCGATGGTCATGCTTCCCGACTCGATGGTTGGCGCGTCGCCGTCGCAGGACTTCTCGACGCTTACGGAGCGCACGCCAGACAGCGGCTCCTCGTCTTGCCATGTGTCCAGGTTCACGCGCCTGACTTCCCAAGTCGCAGCGTAGCCGCCCAGCCAGTCGGTCATCAGCCCTCACCGCCATCGTCATGCCCGTGCGGGTCGTCGTCTGGTTCGAGTCCGTTCATGTCGCCGCCCTGGCATTTGAACTGGTCGGTTAGCGCGACGCGCGTCACGTCCAAGCCCACGGCGGCAGCGCCGCTGCTGTAACCCATAGACAGCTCGCTCACGTTGACGTTGCATTGAAAAGCGGTTCCCGCCGACGTGCGGCAGAACACCGCGCCAGGGTAGCTTCCCAGCTCGCGCACGAGCCGCAGCTGCGTGTCGTCCACCTTTATCAAGTCCGTCGAGAAGCTGCCAGTCATGCCGACCGCTGGGCCGAAATAGCCCTCTGTGCTTCCATCGACATGCGAGCGCGTTTCGAAATCCTTGCTGTAACTCTCGGACAGTTGGACGTTCCAAGGCAGCTCCACGTACTTGCCAGCCCAATCGAAGCGGATGCCGCCGACCTTCAGAACATACGGGAAGTCCATGAACGCGAAGTCGCCGTCCGTTGTGCGCAGGCAGATGCGGTAATGCAAGTCGTCTATTCCGAACGGTGCCAGGTTGTCGACCACGTTCTCGCCAAACGGCACGCCCGACGCCACAAGCTCGTGACCAGCGGGAGCTGTGCGGTAAACGTCGCACACGTCGGTGCCGATAGCGTCGTTCGGCGTTCCGAGAAGTATCGACACGCTGCGCTTGTCGGAATCGACCGTCAGCGTCGCAGCTGGCGTGACGGCCTGATGCGCCCAATTGACGGAGAACTTGCATTTCGCCGTGTCGCTCACGAGTCCCGCAACTGGTTCCGCTGCCTGGACCGACAACGTGTAAGACGCGCCATCCCATACTTCGAGCATGTCGGGCATCTCAATTTCGGCCATGTTGACAGCCTCGTCGGACGGATGCGCGGCAAGGTCGGCTTCCGCGTCAGCCAGGGCGGTCGCGGCGTTCTCGGCTGCGAGCGCCTTGTCCTCGTCAGTCGGGTCGGACTCATGCGCCGCCTGCGCCTCGTCGTATGCGTCCTGCGCGACATCTACGGCATCGGACAGCTGCGCGTAGAGCACCGTGGCTCCCCATGTCGTTTCCGCCCATGTCGGCGTGACACGGCTAGTCCACACCACGTCGTCAGTCAACTGGTCGCGGTCGCCGTCTGGCGCGGCTATCGTCACACCGTCCGCCCGCAGCGTGCAGAGCAGGCTCGCCGCGTCGTTGTCCGAATACGCCTCGAACGACACGGGCTGGACGGTCAACGTCCCGATACACGCAGCCTCGCAGCTCGGGTATTCGGCAATGCCGACGCTCACCACGTTCGAGCTTGTCATCTCGCCGCCCGTGCTTGCGTCGACGTAGAAGCTGATGCTGTCCATGCTGTCGTACTTGTCTGCCGATATGCTCGCATGGCACAACGAGCCAGTGCCGCTTGCAATCGACTTGTTCGGTTGCCCTTCCTCGTGCATATGCCACTCGGTCTGCTCCATCTCGGAGTCGATTGCCCACCAGCACTCGATTGACTTCCCACGTGCAACCGCGTCAGGTGCCGTCAATGTGACCGACGCAGGCGCGGCAAACGGGGTGACGCTCATGTCTCCCGAATATTCGGACCATACCGTGCCGTCATGCTCGAAGTAGCTGCGTGCCTTGACGTAGTACGTCTGGCCTTCTTCCAAGCTGCGGATATAGCAAGTCGATGTATGTGACCAGTCATCGCTCTTGCTTGATGCGTCTTGCCAGTCGAATTGCAAGGATTGGGGCGGCTCGCTTGACTCCCAAGCGTTCGGGTCAGTCGACCACGTTACCTCGCATCCAGTATGGTCGCCATCCCAGCCGACCACTACGACCGCGCTCGTGCCGTCGCTCTGTCCAGTCACGCTTACCAACCCGCAACGAACGTCCTCGTCGGTTTTCTCGGTCGGGAGCGTTATGGACACCATCGTCGCGTAGGGCGAGAAGGTTTCGCCCTCGTCGTCATCGCGGTAGCGCCTCGCCTTGATGTAGTACGTTTCGCCGCGTTCAAGCCCATGCAGCGAAATCACCTGCGTTTTCTTCCAGTTCTCGTCGCGGCTGTTCTCGTCAGACCACGTCGCCTGCAAGCTGTTAGGCTGCTGGTTGGAAGTCCACGCGTCCTTGTCGGTCGACCACGTGAGTTCCGTGCCGTCGTTGGCGGTGTCCTCGGTCCACCCGACCACCACGTTCGCGCCAGTATTGTCGGAGTGCCTGGTCACGCTCACGATTCCGCACTTGTCGTTGGCGGCTGTCACCCTCGGCGTCTTGAACGTCGCCCGCTTCGACCAGGGCGTGTGCGTCGTGTTGCCGCCCGCTTCGAGGTAACGCCGAGCGTATGCGTAATACGTCTTGCCAGGGGTCAGGTTGCGCAAGTAGATGTTCTGGTAATACGTCCAATTGGAACCCGCGTACTCCTTGCGAGGCCAAGTCGCGTTCAACGATTCGGGCGGAACGTTCGATTGCCATGCCGCGCTGTCTGTGGACCACTGGAGCTCCGTGCCAGTGTTCTGGTTGTCCTCCTTGAACCCGACAACAACCTTCGCGGTCGTCCCCGTCGTACCTGGCTCGATGCTTATGATGCCGCACTTGTCGTCGGCGGCAGACTCCGTCCTGAAGCTCTGCATCTCGCTGTACGGCGTGTACGAGACAATCGTGCCCGTCGTGGTGTGGTCTTCTGTCATGCAGCGACGCGCCCTGACATGGTAGGTCGTGCCGCTGGTCAACTCCGATATTGTGAGCGATACCTGCTTCTTCCATTTGGTAGGCGAGTCCACGCCCCCCGTTGGGAACGTATCGTATTCAGGGTCGATGCTGTTAGAAGACCACGCACCAGAGGACGTTGACCACGACAGCTCGGTGAGCTGGTTCACGTTGTCCTCGGTGTATCCGACCACGACCGTGCATGCTGTGCCGTTCGTCCAGGGTGTCATCGAGATTATGCCGCAGCGGTCGTCCCTGGCGCTCTCCGTCGTGAAGCTGAACACCGTCGCATACGCGCTGTAATACGTCGTGGAATCGACTTCGCGCTTACGGCGCATTCTCACGTAATAGGTCGTCCCAGGAGTTAGGCCGTCGAGCCGCAGCGTCTTCGTCTGCTTGTATTTCTTAGAGGCGCTTGTCGCGTCATGCTCGGCCATGCCCGATTGCGGGTCATAATCCATCTTCGACGGACCTTCGGTCGAGTTCCACGCTCCTTTGTTATCGGACCACGAAAGCTCCCATCCGTAGTTCTGCGTGCCGTCTGACCACCCCATCACGACGACGGCTGCATCACCGCTCGAAGTAGGCGTCACGCTCACGATTCCAACGGTCGCAGAGCAGTTGTACTTCGGCTTCGCCGTGAACATGCAATCGGCCCGTTTCGCCGCGCTGTACTGGTGGTATTGGTCGCGTTCCGACCTCACGCGATAAAACGTGTAAACCCCAGGTTGCGGATTCGCGTCCGCATAGGTGTCGTAGAGAGCCGTGCAGTCTCCATTGTCGGTAGCGCCGCTCACGGCGGTCCAGTTGCCCTCTGGAACCACGCCGTTCCAGTTCTTGTCTGTGGATGTGGCGCGTTCGAGCTGAAGCTGTGTAGTGGACGCGAACGCCTTGCCAGGAGTCACTGAAACGGTGACGCGCCCCGTCTGCGTCTTGCTGCTGCATGAAATTGCACCGATAGTGGCAGCGGAGGGCCAGTACACGGAGCGTGTCGAGGTGACGGGGCTTGCTGGGGACGGGTTGTCGCCCGCCATGCCGCGTGCGTATGCTTGGCACTTGATGGTGATGTACTTGCCTATCGCCATGTTGCGCCCGAGGTACGGTGACAGGTCGAACACGGCGGTTATCTCCGTGGCGCGCGATGCCGTCCACTTGCGCAGCGTGGCTTCTTTGCCATCAGCCTTGCGGACGGTCACCTGGTACATCGTATCGTAGCGCTCGTTCCAATCCTTGCCTTCGTCGGTCTTGATGGTGACGGTGGCCTTCGAGTTCTCCTGGTCGTATTCCCATGAGATAGCGGGCTTGCGAGGCAACCCGATTGTTCTCTGCGCCCACACGATAGGTCCGATGTTCTTCATTGACGCGCCCCAGCCATCGCCGACGACGCTGTTTCCCCCGAACGCGCCCCAAACGACCTTGTTGCAGTAGACGTGCAGCTTCAACGGGTGGAACCACGTGCGGTCGTAGTTCTTCTCGACCGTGGAGCTGCGTTCCTGCCCGCGAATCCAGTAGCGGTCTGCGCCCGTCCTGGTTATGTCTGGTCCGTTCCACGCGCCGACGTACATGCCAGTAGTCCTGATTGGCTTGTAGCTCGAATTGAGCCTGTCAAGTCGAACCTCGTGGTCAATCCAGCACGCGTGGTCGTCCCTGCTGGTGTCCGACATCCACGACGGCACCTTGTAGGACGCCTTTATCTTATTGCCGTCCCTCTCCAATGTGAGGGCGGAAACCTTGCCTGTCACTCGCTTCATGCTAACCCCTCATGTCCATGATGGCCCCGAGCTTCCGCGCTACGCCGCGCGCCAGCGCCGCAGCATCGTCTGATGCGTCGTAGGCAAGCGTGATGTTTATGTTGTTGACGGTGCTTGAATCGCCGTCCATGTTCTTCGCGATGGCTTTCGCGATCGGCTCCATGTACCTCTCGTTGGTCAATGGCACGACAGCGCCGCCCGTGCCCCAGTTGAGCACGGCTTCGGCTCCCGCCTCTCCTACCCAGCCGTTGTTGGTGAGCGTCGGGCCAGTCGCGATGTAACCCGACGCGTGACGCGGGATGTAAGGCGAATTGGCGATACTGCCCGTAGCGGAACCGAACCCGAACGCGTTCGCGACGATGTCCACCGTCTTGCTTCTCACGTTGCTGATCGCATCGGCGAGGTTTGCAACGTCCCACAAGCCGGAGACGTTCGCGTTAACGTCAACATCCTTGCCCTCGACGCTGTTTATCTCGCCCTTGAGGTTCTGGACGCGCCCAGATGACTCGTCCGCGCTTCCGTTGTCTGTTACGGTGAAATCCTTGCCTTCGATGCCGCCAATCTCGTTCTTCAACCCGACGACCTTGCCCTGCTGGTCGTAGATGGTTCCCATGTCGTCCACCCAATAGGTCTTGCCCTCTATCTCGATGGCGTTCAGGCCGTCTATCTTCGCGGTGGACAGGTCAATCTCGAAGCCCATCTCCTGCAAGCTGCCGATCATCGACGCGATGGAGCCGTCCCATGACGATGCCATCTCCGAAATGTCGCCAGCGTGCGATTCGAGCTCATCGTAGCTGACGCCGAGCCCTTCGAGGTTGTGCGCAAAGTCCTCGACCGAGTGCCCGTTCGCCCATATCGACGCCTGAATCTCGTCGTTCTCCGCAACCCACTGGACGGCGCCGCTCGCGTTTTCAAGCTGCGCCTCGGTCATCAGTTCCAGGCCCTCTTTGTACTGGTCCATCGCCGTCTTGGTTTCGGCGAGCTTCTGCTTGGACTTTTCAAGCGTGGCATTCGCGGCATCGAGCTGGTCTTTGTACTGCTTGGCGGCGTTCATGTCGCCCTCGTCAACGGCGGCGTCCATGCTGGCTTGTGCCGTCTTTATTCTGTTCTCGGCATCGGCTACTTCGTCGAGGGCAGTCTTGTAATCGCCCATCTTAGTCGTGTACGCGTCTTTGAAGAACTCCGCTTTCGCAGCGTTTATCATCGACGTTGTCAGCTTGTCGAACGCGTCGGCAGACAGCTCGGCTCCGTCTTTCATGAGGTGCAACGCGCCCGTCTCGTCCTGCGTGAACGAGATGGACGTTCCGGCTGCGGCGTTGTAGAGTTCCAACTGCGTCTTGAGGTTCGCCATCGACTCGGCGCCCCTGTCCCCTGCGTTATAAGCGTCTAGGGCCGCTTGCAGCCCATCGGCGTACTCTGCGATCATCTCGTTGTTGCCGTACACCTCGTTGGCCGATTCCTGCAACTTGCGGTTGTTCTCGGCCATCTTGGACACCATCTCGTCGTAGGTCATGCCAGCCTTCGAGATGGCCTGACCGTTCTCCGCAATAGCCTTGCCCAACGCGACGCTGATAACGTCTCCCGCGTTCCTCGCCGCTTCCTCGGACTCGCGCAGCTTCTTGATGTAGTCGGATATCGCGGCGACGGCCATCGTGACGCCGACTACTACGGCGGTGAGCGCGAGGTCTTTTCCTATGGACTTCCCGATGGTCTTGGCGGCTTCGCCGAGGCTCATCAGCTTCATCTTCATGCCGTCAGCGCTCATGCCCGTGCCGACGAAGCCAGCATTCATGATGTTGATGGCCTTGCCCATCGCGCTAGATTCGAGGATGAACGCCTTGATGTTCTGCTTCGCTATCAGGAACGTGGACGCCATCGTTAGCACGGGGCCGATGACGGCGCCGAGCCCGAGCGCGAGCACGGCTGCGGTCTTCGCGCCCTCGCCCATGCCGTCGAACGTGTTCAGCGCGGCTTGCGCCAAGTCGGTCAATATCGCGATGATGGGAGTCGCGCCATCTGCGAGCGATGCCATAGCGTCTTTGCCGATATTGGAAAGAATCGAAATCTGGCCGGAAAAGCCCTCGGCTTTCCTCTGCGCCTCGCGTGCGGCGTCGCCAGCGGCGCCCCATGCATCCGATTGCCCGTCCCACGCATGTTGCGACATGGCCAAGTTGTCGTTGAGTCCACCGATCGTCTGCATCAAGCCGAGGATGGACTGCTTCTGGCGCTCGCCGGTGATGCCCATCATCTCCAACGTGGACACGGCGGAGCCGCCTTCGGCTTCTATCTGGTTCAAGCCGTCGATGAACGCCTTGAACGCGACGATGGGCTTGTCCTGCCACGTCTGCGCGAACTCGTCTGCGCTCATGCCGACGTGCTCCGTCACAGCGCCGAATGCGTCAAGCGACTCGCCGCCGCCAGATACGGCGGATTCGATATCCGACATGGTGTTGGCGATGGCGGTGCCAGCAGCCTCTGTCTTCATACCCGTCGCAGCGATGCTCGACGAAAGAGCAAGTATCTCTGGGACGGACATGCCGACGATCGTGCCCATCGAACCGATGCGCGTCGCGATATCGACTATCTGGTCTTCGGTCGACGCGCCGTTGTTGCCAAGTCGGACGAGGGCGTCGGCGTAGTTGTCGTACTCGTCGGCGGTCATATGCGTGATGTTCGCCAGCTTGCCGAGCGAGGATGCGGCTTCCTCCGTGTCGAGGTTCGTCGCCACGTCCAGGTTCGACACCGTCTCCGAGAAAGCCTGCAAGTCCTCCGTCGCGATGCCGAGCTCACCGCCGATGGCTTCGATTTGAAGTATCTGCTCGGCGCTCGTAACGTGCGTCTTGGAGAAATCAATCGCCGCTTGCTTCAGTTCCTCGAACTGCGACTCGGTGCCGTTGACCGTCTTGCGCATGTCGCGGTACGCGGAGTCCATGTCCTGCGCGGCGCTGATGGCGCGCCAGCCGAGCATCGTGATTGCGGGCGTGAGCGTCGAGTACAACGTCATGCCAGCCGACTTGATGGTGGACGGGTTGAGCATGCTCTTGCCGCCCAAGCTGGTCATGTCCATCCTCTTGCGCAGCGATGCGGCGTGCGAGTCGGTTTCGGCGAGCTGCGTCTGCAACTGCTCTAGCTCCGCGCACTCCTTCGACGTTTCGAACGCTTTGTCGAGGTCTTTCGCGTCGTTTTTCAGCTTCTTGACCTTTTCGTCCGCTGCGTCCACGACGCCTTCAAGTTGCCTTATTTCCTCAACTGGCGCTTGGGCGTCTTTCAACCTTTGAAGCGATTGGTGCAGCGCGCTCGCGCGCCCTTCCGCTTCCTTGATCTCCGCTTGCGCCTTCTGCCATTCGTCTCCGACGCGCTGGATGTACGCGGGAAGGTTCTTTTCCTTTTCGAGTGTTGTCGAGAGCTTTTCCCTGTATGCCTCGACCTGTTGGGAAAGTTCTTTGGATTTAGCAGCGGTCAGCTCGTACTCGTTCGACAGCGCCTTCAAGCGCCCCACTGCGGCGGTCAGGTTGGACGGGTCCTCGCGCAGAGCCGCCTCGTAAATCCGCGCTTGGTCAGCACAGTTCGACAAGGCTTCGCTCATGGACTTTATCTTGGCGTTCGATTCGGACCACACGTTGTTCGAATACTTCGAGACGGTGTCCATCTGGCGCATGCTCGCCGCCATCCCCTCGGCTTCCGAGCGGATGCGCTGCATGTCGATGCCCATCTTCTGAAACTGCGCCGCCTTGTCGTACGCGTCCTTGTCGCCGAGGGCTTCCTTGAACGTGTCGCGCATCAGGCGGTTGCTCGCTATCTGCTCGTCGGTGATGGCACCGAGCGTTCGCATATCGACGAGCAGTTCGTCTATGTCGGCTACGCGCCCAGCATCGGACAGGTCGAGCCTCACCCGTTCCATGTCATTGCCGGCTTCTTTCGAGATGATTCCCAACTCGCGGAACTTGGCGATGATAGCCTCTATCTCGGGGCTGACGTTGTCCATGTTCAGGGCTTGCTTGATGCTTGTCGTGCCCAGCTTCTCGAACTCGCGGTACATGGCGGCGAGCGACGCCGTAACGTCCTCGTAGCGCTTGTCCGCCGCTTTCGCAGACAGCTCCACGTTCTCGGTAGCCTTCGCGAGCTCTTTCACGGAAGTGGCGTTACCGCCAACGGTGACTATCTGCTTGCCGAGCTCCGCGTAGCCGTTTCGCACGAGCTTCAGCTTCGTGTAAAGCGCCTCCATGCGATTCTCGGACAGCTTTATCCTCGTGTTGATGTTGCCGAAATCACCTGGGTCGAAGCGCATCGCCCTGGTTATCTGGCGAATCTGGCTTTCAAGCGACGATGCCGTCTTGGTGGACGCCTTGAGAGCCGAGTTGAGCTGGGAGGTGTCACCGCCTATGCGGATGGTCAGCCCTTTGTACTCTGCCATGTTGCGGCACCTCCCAGTTAGAATGCGTTAATGTCGGCCTGCGTCGCGTCGCGGACGCCGCCGTCGTCGTCTTTTTCCTGCCCTTCGGCAGCGGCCTGCACGTACCATGCGGCCCTCGCGTAAGGCATCGTGATCACGTCAAGCCTCGTAAACCCCAGCTTGAGCATCGTCAGTTCAGTCTTGCTGTACGCGAGCCTTTCGCCTGCGTTTCGGCTTTTCGAGCTGCTTTGCGAGTTCTTCGGTGGCTTGGGTGAGTGTAGGAAAGCAGGCATCGATTTCCTTCACGAGCAGCACGTGCAGGCGGTAGATGTCGATATCGTCCGCAGCGTGCGCCTTGCTCCACAGCTTGAAGTCGCCCACCATCTTGTCACCGTTCAAGCCAGCCTCGCACCCGCATTTGAGCATCGCCCACAATGCACGCGCGTCGGCTTCCCAGTTCGCCGCGAGCAGCTTGCCGAGCGGCGTGCCGTCCTCGCCATCCCCGTAGTCGGTCACGTCGTCGACGAGCGACTTGTGCGGGCTCGCGGGGTCGTTCTGGAACGCCTGCTCGTAAATGGTCAGCGTGTGCAGGCTGCACAGCGCCGTCCACTCGTCCGTGGACTCGCCGAAGGCGAGCGGCCCCTTGTCACGGGACTGCTCGCCCTCCGCGTTCTCATCCACATGCTTGAAATGGATGATCATGTAGGCTCCTTAAGCGCCAGCGCCGATGATGTAGACGGCGTCGAACCAGTCGGCGAACTTGGCTGCGTTCGCCTGCTCGTTGGTCACGCTCGCCTTGATGATGTTCTTCACCTCGCCGCCGACCGTGATGTCGCGGCCGATAGCCACGCCGGTCAGCTCGTCGGTGTCGGGGTCCACCGAGTCTGTCTTGGTGTTGCCCGTCATGGTCGGGCGGGTGAACTTGACGTTGTACAGAAGGCCGCGCTTGCGGACCTTGGAGCCGCCGAACTCCCACAGGAACGCGCAGCTCTTGGGCTCCGCGTCAGCGGCCTCGTACACGACGCCATTGCTGTCGGACTCGTAGCCGAGCAGGTCGATCTTGGCCTGGTCGCCGAAGACCGCGATGGTGACGGAGAGCTCGTAGCCAGTGTTGCTCGAACCCGTCTCGTATGCGATGTCGTCGGCGTAGAACGTCCACGTGTTGCCCTGCGGCGTCAGCGTGAGCTGCGTCGCACCGGGCATGGCGACGGGCGTTGCGTACGTGCCGAGCGCACCAGCTTGACCATCGGTGTACAGCGCGTAATGCGCGTTGGAGATGCCGTAACGCACTCCCTTGGAATCGCTCATGATTCTTCCTCCTTCGTGTAGGTGAAGTCGTATTGCTCTATGTGACACTGCTCGCTCTGGCTCCACTCGCCGACCTGCTCGACTGGACCGAACGCTTCCTCAAGCGCGTCCCTCACGCTCGTTTCGAGCGCGGGGTCGGAAACCTTCTCGAACAGCTCGACGTGCATTCGCGGGAGCCTTGCGAAAGTGCTGTTGTCGGTGTAAAACTCGCCGTTGTCGTCCACCGTGTAGACGAAGAACGGCGGCGCTGGCGCCTTGCCGACTGGGTAAGCCTCGTAGCGCCCTGATATGCCGATGCCCGTGAGGACGGCGTATGTCTCGTCCATCGCGCTCATAAACCCGCTCCTATCATTGCGGCGATAACCTGCTCGGTCAGTTCGAACGCGTCATCTGCGGCAGGCGCGATATGCACGATCGCGCGCGTCCTGCCGCCTCCGACCTTCGCATGTCCCTTTTCAAGCAGGTGCGGCATTCCAGGCTTCGTCGAGTAGACGTGCCCGTTGACGTTGCCATTCTTGCCCTCGATGCGGAAGCGGATGGACTTGGCGTAACCGCCCGTTTTCTTCGGAGCGCCTGACTGCCACTCGTCCTTGCCGAGCTCGCAGCCAGCCTTAACGCCAGCTTCAAGCGCCTCGTCGGAGACGTGCTTGACGTTGTCCAGGATGGCCTGCAAGTCTGCCATGAAACGGTCTGCCATCAGTCGTTCCTCGCATGCTCGGAGAGCGTGATGATCGTGGATTCGAGCCCCTGCCTGCTCGACTGGTCGATGTCCAGCTCTACGCCGTGGTAGACGGCCTGCGTGTAAGGTCGTTCCTCGAACTCGATGGTCTTGACCTCCACGCGGGCCGCTATCTTCGGACCGAGCTGCGCTGCGGTCGCCCAGGTGTCCAGTCCCGTGTACCACGGGTTGCAGAACACCTCCGCGTCGATTGGCTCGCCCTCGTGCTCGATGCCGTAAACGTCCACCGTTGCGTTGGTGACAACGTCGCGGAGCGTTATGGTGTCGCTCCACCCCGCCATCAGTCCACGTCCTCTTTGGAGTAGTGGACGTTCTGCTTGCCGTTGAGCAGGCTCGTGACGATGGAGCGGTACGACGCGAGGCAGGCGTTCCTCTCGGATGCCTCCACGTCGCGCCCGTACTGCGCCTTGCAGTAGTTGATCACCGCCGTCTTCACGATCGGCATGTAATCGTCGTTGTCGGCATCGGCGTCTTCGGCAAGGAACTCCGGCTGCACGCCCTTGTTCTGGATGTCGAAAAGAGCCGTTCCGATGTACGTCGAAATCTCGCCATCGGTCAGCGTGGTGGTCACGCGGAGCGCTGTCCTAACGTCATCGAGCAGGGCCATCGGCTAGTCCTCCTGGGCTTTCGCGGGCTTTGCCGTGCGCTTGCGCGCCGCAGCCCTCGACGCCCTTTTCTCGGGCGTCTCGGGTTGCTCGGCGCTGCGCTCTACCAGAACGGCGTCGGAGGGCTGCTTGCCTTCCTCGAACTGGTAAGTGCGGCCGTTCGGCATTTTGTAGATGCGCAGCATGGTTTAAGCACCGACCGTGATGTTGACGAAGCCTGCGGGCTGGCGAACCGCGACGACCTCGCGGCACTCGGCGCGCAGGGTCATGAGGTTCTTCTGGAAGTCGTCGGTGTCAGTGTTGGTGGACTCGACGGTCACGCCCTCGGCCTTGCCGACCAACGAAGCGCAACCCTTGAAGGAGCCGACAACGATATGGTTGGCGGTCATCGCGGGGTTGACGGCAACGGGGATGCCCCAGATGGAGCGGGCCATCGGCGCGCGGAAGTAGCCGTCGCCGTAGTAGTCCTCGCCGCTGTCCTTGCCGACGTTGAGGGTGTGCCACAGGGCGGGCGTCATGATGATGCCGTCAGCCTCGAAGCCCGTGTCCTCCATGATGGTCATCATGGCGAGGTCGATGGCGTCGGCGATGGCGGCGGCGTCAGCGGCGGCGGAAGCCGTGCCCAGGCCGCTGGTGCCGAGCAGGTCGGTCACGACCGTTGCCTGACGGGAGCGGTTGAGCTCGTTGAGCAGTCGGCCGTTGACGACGGAAGCCAGCCAGCGTGCGTCGTCGATGAGCTCGTCGGATTCCTTGATGATACCGGCGATCTTCTTCAGCGAGACGGTCTTCGGCTCGTTCGGGAAGTGGACCTGCGGCTTGGCAGCGCCCTCGATGGTGACGGCGGGAGCGCCTTCCATAGCGCCCTGCACGAAATACGTGATGGCGTTGCCCTCGATAGTCTCGCGGGTGAACAGGTCGAGCACGTTGGTGCTCAACGGCGGCACGATAGCGCTGCGGTCGTATTCGATGACCTGCGGTGCCGTGTGGATGTCGGTTGCGGCGCGCATCTCGTACGCGGGAGCTACCAGGTGGAAGCTCTTTTCGTGTCCACGTTCCTTGACGTACGCGGAGAAATGCTCGCCGATGTTGGCTGCACGTTCCATCTTGTCCTCCTTGATTTCAACAGTCTCGACGGGCTTCGCCATGCCGCCGACGACCTTTTCCATGTTGCGCTGCTCGATCTCGGCGAGCTTGCCACGGCGCTCGTCCTCTGCGTCGATGAAGCCGAGCTCTGCGTCGATAGCCTCGGCCTGCTCGACGGTCGCGTCCTCGGGCAGCTCCTTTGCGAGCCCGATGACCTCGGAGCGGCGCTGCGCGTACTCGTCGGCTCCGAGGGAGCGATAAGCGAGCGCATCCATTGCGGTGAACTCCATTTGAGTTCTCCTTCCTAACGGATTGACATTGCCCTGGCGCGCAGCGCAATCTCCTTGCGCTTGCGTTCCAGTTCCCGCTCGGCTCGCTGTTCCTCCAACAGCTTGCGTGCCTCGATCGCTCCGTCGATGACGCGCCTAGCGGATATAGACGTGTTCGGGTCAGCCGGCCGACTGACGATGCTCACGTCGTAAACCTTTTTGACCCGCGTGATGCGGGTGGTGGCGACCTTCGCCGCCTCGTCGATGTCCACTTGTTCCTCGGCGATGGTGAACGCCCAGCTCATCTTGTCCACCATGCCTGCCTGAACGTCCTCGTACAGCTCGCCCGCGAGCGTCGTGCGCGACAGGTCGGCTGCTACGAACAGGCCGTGCTCGTTCGGCTCGAAGTACAGCGTGTTGTTGCGGTTGCGCGCGTACACCCTGCCCTCGTGGTCGTAGAGCAAGATCACGTCGGACATGTCGGCTCCCTCGAAGGCGTTGCGGTCGATGACCTCGACGTACTTCCAGCCGTCCTCGGACTCCCACAGGATGTACGGGTCATCGAACGTGGTGGCGTAGCCCTCGACGTACTTCGGGCTGTTGAATCGGTTCGCGTAGCGCTGCTCGCCCTCGTCATCCTGCTCAACGTCGGTGAACACGGTGAGCGGCATCGCCATCATGCGGTACTCGCGCTCGTTCGGTTTTGCTGGCATGTTCCTCTCCTTGTCCCTGTGCTTGGCGTACCAGGCGCGGATGGCCTCTATGCAGTCTTCTGGCCGACCTTCGGCTTCAGCCCGTGCGATGCACTCGTCCTCGCCTGGGTCGACCTCGACGAATTCTGCTCCTGCGAGCCTGAACAGCTCCTTCTCGTCAGAGTCGAGCTCGGTGCGAATCACCCACGAATCGAAATCGCGCTCGACGCACAGGTCGGTGACACGGTCGCGGGCAGATAGCGCGCAAGTGCGGATGGCGCCCTCGCTCCCGTATGGAGCCGTGTTGCCAAGCGCCTGCGCGATGAGGTCGTAGTCCACGACCACGTCCTTGTCCTTGCGGTTCTCCTGGACGTAGGTGGACTTCCCTGCGCACGGCGGTCCTATGACAACGTGAATAGCCATCGTTACCCCTCGTCCACGTCGTCCTCGTACTTGCCGTCCACGTCCTCGTAGATATCGTCGTCGCCGCCGAGGTCGAACATCGGGCTGTCCTCGATATCAGATTGCGGCAGCGCGGTCGCGAGGTTGCCGCCGCTCACGTAGATGACGTTGCCTTCCATGTCGAGCACCATGTACTCGCCACGGTTAATGAACACGTCGCCACCCGGAACTTTCGGCAAGCCGAGGATTTCGCGTCCCTCGTTGATGGTCATGAGCCTGCGGTCGGTCATGTCGCGCACCATGTTGCGCTTGGACGCCGCGCTCATGAACTGCATGCGGTTAGCGGTGAAGCTGATGTTGTTCGTCAGCATGGCGCGTGACGTGAACATCATCTTGTTCAAGCCCTCGGATAACTGAATCGCCCACGTCTCTATCTTGCCCTCGTAGTACGAGTCCCAGATTTCCTCGGTGCAGTCGTTCTGCAAGATTCGCTTGTTCACGCCGAAGTAGTTGAACACGTGGTCGTCGATGCGCTGCATCTCGACCGAGTCGATGGTGTACGCGTTGTGGGCGACGGGAACGACGCTATCCCACGTCTGGTCGTAGGTGAGCATTCCTGTTGAGTTGGACGGGCCGAGGTTCTGCTCTGCGAAGCGCTTCTTCTTGAGGTCCATGTCTTCCTCGTCCACCTGCCCCACCATGCGGCCGATGAACATGATCTTCGAGCCGATGGCGATGGCGGTGCGCTCCGCGTCTGCCTGCGCGTTGAGCAGCGAGAGGGTGTCGTTCAGGCGGTTCGGGGTGCCGAACAGGTCGGACACGTACTGGAACTTGGACAGGATGCACACGTCCTTCGCGGGATATGCGATGGCTTCGCCAACGGGCATCTGGAAACGGAGCCAGAGCTCGCCGCCCACGTCCATCGCCTCGGCGTTGGTGCATTTGAGCGGCCATAGCCCAGTGGTTCGCCCCTGCGCGTCATGCAAACGTATCACAAACGCCGTGCAGTCCACCTCGTAGATGGTGGCGAGGCGGTACAGGAAGCGGCTCCACGTCATGTACTCGTTGGGCCACGTGCGAAAAAGCTGCTCGACCTGCTGGATTGGTCCGTCGTAATGCGGTTCCAGCTTCGAGCAGGCGTTGGCGAAGGAGTGGACGCAAGCGCGCATCAGCTCTTGCTCGTACAGCGAGCCGTTCCAGCTCGTGTACGTGGGCGTGTACTCGGTGAACGTCGAGAACGCCTTGCCCTCGCGCTTGCGCCCGAACGCCCCCTTGATTGTCTGGATGAATCCCAAAACGCCCCCGTCTGACGGTTTGCATGGTTCTTCATCCTGTTACATATCCCAAAATCGGGACAGTTGCACGCGGGAGTGTCAAGTAAAAGTGGTATTTCACGGCGCGAAACGGGAAAAGGCGCGTTTTTCCGCGACCTTATCCCTTCCAGGTGCTAGTGACCATCTGGATATACTCGTCGTAGTAGTCCAGCAGCGTCACGTACGCGTCCAGCTCCGCCATGAAGCCGTCGATTCGGTTCGCGGGGTTGTTGTTGCGTTTGTCGGGTTGTATGTTCTGGTTCACGTCCGTCTTGACTTGGACGTTCATGCGGCACCAACGGTTTATGGGGTGCCCATTGTCCACTAGCCTACCGCGAGCGTAGTCGGCTTTCAGGCGCTTCATGGGGTCGGAGAGCGTCTGCACGCCCTGGCGCACCTTGCGCACCCTACTCTCGCCGACGAACAGTTCCAGGTTCTTCACCGTGCTGTCGTCCATATGCCACGGGTCGAATCCGCACGCGAAGCAGTACAGCTTCTCCTTGCGCAGCTCTTGGAGCCATTCGAGGAACACCGACTTCGGGATGTGGTTTCCGGGCACGACACGCAACAATCCCTGCGACTCCCACAGGCGGTACGGCACGTTATCGCGCTCCTTGGTGAAACCGGCATCCTCGCGCGGCGTTAGCTGGTCTTCGGGAATCCAGTACATAGAGCGCTCGTATATGGTGTCGTCGACGAGCGTGCCGTCCGTGTAGCGCTCGCCGCGCATGAACAGGAATTGCGCCGCCGAGAGGTCGATGCTGTCCGACGCGTCGAAGCCCGCGATGCCGTACTTCAAGCCGATGGTGGACATGTCGACCTTCTTGTCGGAGCCGCACTCCGCGTACGTGAGCCACGAGGTCGACTGGTTCTGCGGGATGTTGAAGTGCTTCACGAGCACGGCTGGGCGCTGCGCGGCGTCGTTCTTCGCCTTCTCGACGAGCGGTTGCAGCTTGTCAAGCGGCTTGACCGTGCCGAGCCCAGGGTTGCTCTTGAGCCATGTCTCGGGTTTCAGCCACTCGTCGTGCTCGTCCTGCTCGTAGATCACTGGAAGGAAGCGGTCGTCCTCTATTTCGCCGTCGAGTATGCGCTTCGCGTAGTCGTACTGCGCGTCGCCTATCGAGTTGCGCACGAAATTGGCGGTGGTCAGCTCCCACATCATCGGCTGCGTTCGCGTGAGCGCCAAGCGCATCTGGTCGTACGGGCCGCGATCGTCCCACGCCGCTATCTCATCGGCGACTACGAGGTGCGGGTTCGGCCCGTCGAGCGACTTCGGCGAGCCTGACAGCGTCACAACGTAGCCGTTGGTCTTGTCGCAAATGATGCCCTGCTTCTTGCGGTCCTTGACCTCGCCCGTGCGCTCCCACTTCGCAAGCGACGGCGATTGCCTGCGCATGGTGTCCACGCCGCCGTAACATAGCCCAGCCTGCGATTCTGCTGACGCGATGACGTAGCTTTCCGGCTTGCCCTCGCCGTCCGAGGTCATCATGTAGTGCGTGATGGCGGCGATGAGCGATGTGTTGTGCGTTGCCGTGTACCGCTTGCCGCAGAGGAACAGGTGGCGCGGGTTGTCCACCGCTATGCACTTCGACGGCTCGTTGGGAATCGGCTCCACGCTGCGTATGCTCTTGTACGTCATGCGTGCATGAAGGCGGTCTTTCAGGCGCTCGTACTTGCGCGTCAGCCTGAAGCACGGGAACGTCTTGTCGGTGAAGAACTGAATCTTGTACGCCTTGCATTCCTTGCCGTTGCACATGACGGTCTTGAACCTGTGCGTGGCCTTGATGCCTAGGCCAGAGAGTAGTTCGAGCATGTCGTCCAGCATGCGGGTTCCTTTTTGGGAGAACTCGCATTGGCCGCTTTTGGCAACGAATCCATCGGTGTCCATCAGCCCTTGAAGCAACGCTAAACGCTGTTCGACCGATGCATTAAGGTACTGCGTCGGAATATGCTT